AAGAGGCCAAAAAGTTTATGTTACTCTTACCGATGGCAGTGAATTACAAGGAGTGCTTGATTTCGATGGCGTTGATCTAGCACGCTCTAATATGTTTGCAATTGACGATGGTGAAGAGATTGGCGTAGAGCACATTTCTGAGGTCAATCTTGTATCCACAGAAGATTCGGAGGAATCTGAAAGTAATATCTATGAGAGACTAGAAGAGTTTATGGAAACAGTTGATGATGATACAGTTGATTATTTGCGCCAAATACTTACGGATTTCAAAGACATCATAACTGACATTAATGCTCTTGAGACACCGGATCAGAAGATAAATGCAGTTGATCTAGGCATACACCTTGACAGGTTGGCACCTTCTTCTAATATGTAGAAATCAACTCACAACATAAATAATAACATGAAGCGTAGCGAATTTGATTTAATTGCAGAACAATACACAAAGTTGTATAACGAGCAATATCAGCTAGGCTCAGACTATGTTGAGTTTGTAGGTGATTATGAAGATGACTTAATGTTTTATAAGGACTTTCAAGAGGGAGAGTTTGCGAACTGGCTAGAAAATGAAAGACCCATCACCACAAAGTATGTAGCAATGGGTCAAGATCTAGTAGAGATGGGTGTGCATGCAGACGCAAACAGTGTTTATTTGTTTAACAAGCCAACAGACTTTACACATACAGCTATAATAGCTGAGAGTCGTGTATAGTACTATTTAATAATATGAAAAACAAAACAGATATCAATTTAATATTTGAGAGCTATATCAAAAATAAAGCTCTAACCGAAGACAATGATCAATATGCACCTGAAGATGCTCCTGAAGATGATCAATTTGGAGAAATTGAACCAGAAGAAGATGAGTCAGTAGGGGAATTCGACGAGTTTATCGAAAAGGCTGAGAAGTTCGTCGACGCTATTGGAGATGATGAGTTAGAATTCTTATCGACTCTACGTAAAGATCAATTTGAACTATTAATGGAGGTTGTCAGTGACCAGGTCGGTTACCGAGATAGAACAGATTATCATAACTAACTATTCTTAATTGCAGTTAATAGTAATTTAGCTTTAAGACCTGAATGAGTATTTTTTAATATGAATTCAGGTTTTATTTTGTCTCTATTACCTGCCACGCATATATCATTAAAGTCTTTAAACTTTCTCAACTCCTTTGGCCATATAAAGACTCTTTCGTTATTATCAGCGAGTATGATACTCTTATTAAGCGCTGCAGTATCTATGTATTGATTATCTAGTACGAATACCTTATCGTGTAGATACAAACTATTAATTTGTTGCTGTTGTAGGGCAGTAAATACTTTTGAACCTCTCTCCGTAATACCGCATGTAGCTAGACCATTCTGTACGAAGTAACTGTCAATAGGCCCCTCAAATATAAACACAGCATCGAGATCAGCACTAACGTTCTGTATACCATACAACGTCTTCTCAGCACCTACCTTAGATAGATACTTTGGCCTGTCTCGCAAGTCTTTGTTATCTAATCCTCTCGTCTGATAGAAGACTATATTATTATTACTATCATAGAACGGTAACACCAATCTATTTTTATGAACAGGATCAGTAAGAGATATATAAAATGTCTTAGGGCTATTGACGCCTTTATCTAGTTTACGTGTCTTGATACAATGTAGAGCCATTCTAACAAACGGGTTATCTTTATAGTACTCGACCTGACTCTCATCAGTTAAATTAATGCAGTCTTTAGGTAGACTCTCAGTCTTAATTACCTGTTCAGGCTTCTCCTGCTTCGGAGCTTCGAGAGATATCTCGGTATCGAAGTCTTTTATCTCAGAGATAATAACCTGTAAAGGTTTGTTAGCTATCTCTGAGATAAAAGCGATAGGCTTCTTACTATAGCCACAGTTATGGCAGTAAGCGACTTCTTTATCGACAATATAATAGAATCGTTTCTTTCTACCCCATGAATCACCTTCACGACAAATAGGGCAGCATCCATTATATGTCTTATTAAATTTATTATACGAGATCTTATATATATTCTCGTAAAGAAATTGAATTATATACTGTTCAGGTATGGGTATCATCTACCTGATTATAGTATATAGTTTACTAAGATCTACTCTGAGTTGTATTTGATGCAGCTGCATGTACTGTTTGCCAATCAACAAGAGTCTCTCCAGTCTCTTTAGACTTAATAGAGGTTATGCCCTTTTTAATTATATGCCCAGTTACTGGGTCTGTAAAAATTGCCTGTTCATAGGTATTACCACCCTGGTCATATTGACTAATAACCGGGCGCGCTGTTTCTCCGGAGTATGGGCTTCTTACTTGCATCGGGTTAACGAAGTCGTTTGGATTATAATCATTCATATATTTATTTAGGACAAAATCTCCTCTAATCTATTCTTTTGAAAGAAGGCACTATACCACTTTGCTTCATGTTTGATTATTTGCTCAAACTTTAACTCCTTGCAAGTAGATAAAAAAGTCTCCCAATTAGTATTATAATTCTGACGTGCTAGCTGAGACCTTACGTACGCCACCTCATCCTTATCCGATGTAAGTGTTACTAATTGTACGTTTTTCTCGTAGAGTTCTTGCTCTTTATCAGTTAGTTTATATCTGCCAGCAAGGTAGTTACCTACCTTAACCTTACCCATGCCCTTAATGCCGGGTATATTATCGCTCTTATCTCCTGTAAGAGCTTTTACCTTTATGAAATCGGCGTGTGAGTACTTTAATACCTCCTTAAAGTTATCTTCTGTAATCTCGATCTTTTTAATAGGATCATACACAGACACCTTATTAGATATTAGCTGACACAGGTCTTTGTCTACAGTAACGATAACGTGCTTGTAGTGTTGTCTAGTTTTATAAAATTGACTACGAGCCTCCTTGTCCATATACTGGTCAATTATTTTAATAACATCATCTGCCTCGTATCTCTGCGGAAAGATAGACGGTACACCCATACTGGTAAGGAGCTTTTTAATTATGTCGTTCTTAGTATGAACCACTTGATTGCGGTCCTGGTCTCTATTACCCTTATACTCCTTTAGTAATTCTTTTCGCTTATTAGGTAAGCCGTCAGGCTTTTCATCCCATGCACAGAAGACTTTATCAGGCTTAAACTGATCTACATAGCTACGGACGCTATTTAGAAACATATAAACATGCATATTATCAGCCTTATGCTTCATATTATCCGCTACCCAATATACCCTATGTACTAGGTTATTGCCATCAATTGTCAGTATTTTCATTTTTCTTATATTGTGCTTGTATTACTTTATAAACATCTCCTGGAACGGTTTTCATTAACTGTAATATCTCCTTATGGACTCCATTATAGAAATCCTCATGAGGTACAGATATATTTGCCATATCAGGTATTCTAAGAAAATTATACGACAGTTCCTCTTCCTTAATGAAGACGAACGATTGACCAGCGTAATCACCGTGATGACACGCGTATATCTCTTTCTCTTTCGGCTTATCGGTCATTACTAATATAATAACCTATGTAGTCAGTTAATTCAACTACAAAGTCATTATATGTGCCTTGTTGCATGCCAATTTTCTTAGCTTTACTGCAATCGATGGCGTATCTAAAGTCATGACCCAGGCGATCCGCGACGAACTCTATATTATCGGCAGGTTCTTTACCCATAACCTCACAGACTAGCTTAACAAGCTCTAAATTTGTTAACTCTACACCACTACCAATATTGTATACCCCAGCATCACCCTTAATAGCGACGTTCCAGACGGCTTCATTATGAGATGTAACGTGAATCCATTCCCGAACGTTATTACCTTTACCATATACCGGAATCTTATTACCATTCTTTAAGGAGTCGATAATAGTCGGTATAAATTTCTCTTTATATTGATTAGGTCCGAAGTTATTACAACAACGTGTTATCCCAATGTCTAAGCCATATGTCTTCATATATGATATACACATCAGGTCACTCGATGCCTTACTAGCAGCATAGGGAGAGCGTGGGGATAACGGGGTCTCCTCAGTGAAGGCAGGGTCAGTTAGATCTAAGTGACCATACACCTCATCAGTAGATATATGAATGAATCTGCCATGACCTTTATTCAGGACACGGTAACATTCTAGAAGATTCTGAGTACCTAATACATTCGATTCGACAAAAACAGTAGGTCCGGAAATGCTATTATCTACATGAGACTCAGCAGCAAAGTGAAAGATATAATCATATGGCTCATCTTCATCGAATCGCATCTCAAGCGCCGGTACATCCGTAATATCAATATCATAAGTCTCATCACAGTACGGGCTAGCATACTCTTTGTTTGACGCGTAACCGTTCTTGTCAATATTAACAATGTATACACTCTGCTGAAAAGTCTCACGTAGGTATTGTATAAAATTACCACCAATAAACCCATAACCTCCTGTGACAAGTATTTTAGGTCTATTAATAGCCGTCGTCATCGCGAATATTTGGGTTCTGCTTAATTGTTTGTTTTGTAATTAGGTCTTTAAATTTTGTAGTAGACCATTCATGTGACCGAGTAGTATATATAACTTCTGCTCTGAGCTCGCTACCTGTAAAATCTTTACCTAAATAATCTTCACCTAATATACGAACATCGCAATCGAATGTCTTCATTAACTCGTATAATTCTTCTTCCGTCTGGTACATATATACCTCATCAATATGCTTAATAGACATAAGCATTTTATAACGATCGTAATACGGTACGACAGGCTTATACTTTGTATTACGAGTAGCAGAAGGGTCGCCGTGTAGGAAGACAATAAACTTATCACAATGTCGCTTAGCTTCTTCAAACGTTGCAGTATAACCCGGGTGAATTATATCAAAGTTACCAGCTGTAAAGGCTGTAATGTCACCGGTCGGTTTGTATTTTTTGATACGCTTATATACCTCACTTTTATGCTGGTCGATAAGTCGTTGTAATTGGTAATTATCCATATTTTTTTATGCTTATTTCTCTTCTTCTTGCAATATCTCTGTCATCGCCTGAAAGCTTTTTCGAATGTAATACTCTTCATCACCCCAATCAAAATCAAATACTAGTTTACTCTTATCGTTACTCAAGACGCAATTACTTCTACCACACTTCGTGTTTAAGTCTTCAAAATCCACAAACTCCCATTCTGGGTTAACTGTGAGTGGATATTCTTTAGATATCTCTATTACTTCTTTTGTAGTGAGTGCGTTACTATGAACCGCATTAAATATACCAGGTTCAAAATCATCGATAACAGTCTCAATAAACTCACATAGAACTGTTACATCTGTCTTACTGTTCCTATAATCAATCAGCTTACTATAGCCTTTTAGTTTATGTAACAGGTTTTTTGAGTCTAGAGTACCTTCAATTGGCATTCTAATTCTAATGATGTTAGTAAAGTTGGTATCAAGGTTAAGTTCACCGGCATGCTTTGTCTTACTATAAAAACTAGAATCACTATCAAACATTCCGAAGTTAGGTTCATCATCTTCAGTATACTCTTTATCATACCCGGTATAAATGCAGCCAGAACTAACATGAATTAGGTTCACTCTTTTAATCTTGCAAACCTCTTCAATATCTCGAGGTAGGATTGAATTCTGAATAAAGCATTCTTCTTTTCGAACCTCACATTCATCAACATTAGGCTTACCGGTGAACCCTGCACAATTAACAACAGCATCAATAGCTGTCTTATCTAAAAAATTAAAAAAGCGACTTTTATCGCCGTAGTCTAGCTCTTCTCTAGAGAAGTTATATACTGTATGCTTCTCGCGAATCAAGTATTCAGTCAAGCGAGAGGCAATAAAGCCTTTTGATAGTACGAGTATATTCATATAGGTATTTTATATGATAGACTCCGATAATCAACTATTCAATCTAATCCATGTATGAAACAATTGTGTGAAGGTATTGCTGCAGATACTGCCCAAGGGCATCGACCTCGAGTTGGTTTTTGGCATGTATTACCGGTTGAATCGGATTGCCATCCAGGTCGTATCCCATAATGATAAAGTTATTCATGAACTCAGAACACGTTGCCACCATTGCATCAAGATTATCCTTAACAGGTACACCCTCACTCCCTCTTGGAGTGATATCCGTTAGCATACCAGATAACGCATCCCTTATGAGAGTTTCGATGTCCTGTTGCTCGGATAGTGCGATAGATACGCTATCTACTTTATCAATCTTATGCTTCAATGGCGCTCGTGACCTCTTTTTAGGGGTACCGTCTCGTTTCATAAAAGTACTTATACTTTTGCGAAACGATTTCCATCTGGATCATTAGATATACCCTTCTGAATTAGATGAGATACTAAAACTTCAACACTTTCAGTTTGTATGTAAAAGCCTCGAGGAAAGTTAATTCCTCCATCATCAAACTCAAACATAATTTCATTAATATTATCTTTATTATGATAACAGGTCAAGAATACAGAAGATCTACCTGGATCTATCAGTATCGTCCATCTACGGAAATCAACTTCACTGTATGCATTGAACATTTTAAATACAACAAACCCGTTATCTTTAAGCCGCTTAATAACATAACCTGCTGTTTTTAGCTTATTACTGATGCGCTTAACTCGTACCTTCTCATGTCTATTAGCCATATTAATTAATTAGGGCTGAAATTACATAAATCAATGATGTATTACTCTTTTTCATATCGCAAACTATAACACCCATATCTTGATTAACCCTAAATTGAACTTCCCTACTATTGTTAAAGCTTATTAGTCGAAAGCTTTCGAAGTTAAGAGCTAAAGGTGTTGTAATCCCAGAGCCTTCACAATCTTCACTCATAACACAAACAAAGTTATCTGTATTATGTCGGCTTCTATCACCTAACTCACCTACAATATTACCATCTTCAGTATATAGATATAGCTTAGACGTCTCAGTAGTAAACGAACTACCCTTAAATACTGTAGCTAGGCTACTCTCTTTTACGGAGAAGGTACTGCTAAACTCTAAATCATTAATTTTATTAATATTAATATTAGGCTGCCTGATAATACCATCGTCGAGTAGATGGTATTTAAATTTAAAACCACTCTCATTATATGAGATGCTATTCTCGTTAATTTTAATAGTAATATCTTCTTTAGGTATGATATCTAATACTCTATGCAACTTCTTAATATCTGGGATATTAAGTGTTACTGTTCCCTCTACATCGCTCTCAACTTCAATTGACGTCCTACATACAATAGTAGAGTCTTCTGATGCTACGATACAACTAATTTCATCCTTTGAAAGATGAACTACACACATATTATGTAGATTGGAAATAGGTCCAATAAAGTTATTAACGAAGTCCTTTTTATTTTTTACTCTTAAATAAGCCATTTACAATTTTGATTATACTATACCTTGGACGTCGTATCAACGGCTTTTCTCGACCTACCGGGAGATTTTTTTTTTGATGTCTTAATAAGACTATCAATTTTATCATTTAATAGATCTATCTCTTTTCGCTGCGCTTTAACACTATTAACAAGAGTGCGTATCATCGATAGTAATTCTTGTTTCTCGTCAACGTTGAAGTTGAACTCCAACTGATTAGTATCTACCGGAATGTCAGGTTCCATTACATTAAGCACCGGGACAGCAGCAGGCTGCGATACCTGCTGCTGTTGAGGTGCTACTGGTGGCGGTACATGTACCGGCGCAGCTGCATGTGTACTTGCAAGTACCTGTGCTACCTGCTGCTTTACCTTTGCAGAACTACCTTTACCGAGGGCGCCATGACCTTCAATTTGACCATCTAATTGATTAAGTGCACCATATTGCGCACCCATAAATTGAATTAATGCATTGCTCTTTTCTACGGGGCTTAATTCCTTAGTGTACGAAGCCGGTGGTGCCTCTCCATTATCCATTGGCAACGGATCTGGCAGCGGTATCTGTTCAGGCATCTGAGAGCTTACCTCAGGTAATGGTAGTTCTGGGTCCATATATTAGAGGTCTAAGCCTGCGAGCAAGTCTTTAATTTCAGCATCGCTATCATTAGCTGGTTGAGCCGGGGCTGCAGCAGGTGCAGCAGGTGTCGGTACACTTTCGACAGCAGGGACAGCATGAGTAGCTGCTGGTAATACACTCGGCTGTGAAGACTCTGCAGAGTCACCAGTACCAGCGATATGCTCATGCACCATCTGAACTAGTTCATCGTAACCCTTAATAGTAAACACTTCATCTAGCTTATATAGATTACTCATCGCTGCTTCAGCTTTAGTATCATCCATACCAGGAATCTCAGATGGGAAACTAAATTTAGACGACACATAAGTAGGATAATCGCCTTGCTTCTCTACAACGATCTTGAGGTTGCAGCCGTTAGGAGATACATCAAAGATCTTAGCACCAAGATCAGCTGCATCTTCACCTTCAATAGCGCTAGCAATAACTTTATGCAATTGCTTACCATAACGAAGGATCATTACCTTACCGTTATTATCAGGGTTAACAGGATCATTAACTACATATGCGTTCGCCAGCCATTTTTCGGAACGATTAATCTTACTAGCCATGGCTTTTTCGTCGTCATTACCACGATAAAGCTTATAACGAGCTTCACCGATAGGGTCTCGCTCACCAAAAGTCTGAGGCGAAATAGCATTTACATATTGACCAGTCGCAAAACTATTCCAGCCATGCTGGTAATAATGGAAGAAGGTCTTACTAGCGTCACTAGCAAACGGTAATAGACGTACAGTATAGGTATTACCGGGCTCTGTACGTAAGATATTAGTAGGTCCGGAAGACTTCTCTTCAGTACTCGCAAGAGCACCGCGGATAGATTCGAACATTGAATTTGATATATTTGTCATAATTTAATTATAGTTTAGTTCCTTTTTGTTTTTACGAATTTTTTAATATTTTCGATATTTGTTTTTTGTTTAGTTGAAGCATAAAGTTTCGTTCTAATGTAATTGCTTCTCTGCAAGGCGCAGCATTTCGCTTGTACATATAAACTACCTCTATACTCTCTTATTTTACAGTCTATTTCATCAAAGGCAAATAGAATGTACAAAGAAATTTTACGCTCGCCTAAATGTTTAAAGAACACCGGTAAGTTATTTTCCATATAATCTGGATACTGTCCAATAGGTACTCCTACGCTTTTACAGAAGTCATTTATAAAAACTAGACTACTCTTAACGAAGTCTAATGCCACCTTCTCATCTGGGTTGCTCAATAGATAATCATCATGGTATCTAGTATAAGCTTTAATAGCTCTCATACTACTATAGAACTCTAAAGGGAAGAACTTATCGTCGTATACGAAATAAGGAGCCTCGAAAAAAGTCTTTATATCTAGTGAAGGATGCCTTTTAAAAAAGTTGGCTAGCTTAACAACAGCCGGATAGGATTTATTATCTTCAAACTTATCAAAATTCTGACGTACCTTGAACGGTTTACTATCTACAGCTCTCGAAACTATCAACCATTGATTATAGATGGTTTTCTCTAGTTGAGTCATATATGACTATGATAGTACCTGTTTGTTCTTATTCAAGTACTTTGTCACATATTTACTCTTTGTTATAGAGGGCTCTGTCTCAATAAATTTCTGAATTGCTCCAAAATCACTTTCTTCACCTATAAGATCAATAAACATTTTTCGGATCTTTTCGTTCTCTAAAATCTTGAGAAAGACAGTAGGGAAATTCATTTTCTTACCGTGCAGGAGAGATACAAAAGTACAAAAGGAGTAGAACGCGTGTTCAAACTCTGCATCCTCCATGTTTTGGGAAGGTGACTTACTCATTGCTAATCTCCTTTAAAAGCTTTGTAAGGTTAATAATATTGTCGTTTAACGTTGCTCCGGCAGCATCGTCATGCCCACCGCCATCCGATAATTGACTAGCTAGCTTTCTCATACTCAACGTACATTTACTTGATCGTCGAAAGACTACCGTCTTATTTTTAGTGCTCATTAACATACAGATATCAGCATCATGATCCTTAAGAGCTCTTTCGCATATTTCGTTCGGCGAAAAGGAAAAGAAACCTCCAATCAGTTTATATTCGGTACCGTTTAACTCTACATCATTCATGTATAGCTTTTCAGTCTTAAAGTATTTTTCTAATCTACTCTCAACTAATTTAAGTGCGCTTTTGTGATATGTATTGAAACCATTAAAGCCAGCGCTGAAATCAGTAAGGAATTTTAGGACTCTATCGCCTGTATAGTTCCAGAAAATATGATTTAACTGCCTACTGTAAGGTATACTCAAAGTATAGCTATCGTAATCATCGATGAGTTTAACTAAGAGTAACTGGTAATCATTTAGCTTAGATTTTAGCTTTAGCTTATCATAGATAAGCCGTGTGCATGATGTATAGTCTTCAACAACCGGCTTAGCTTTAACGTATTCGTTCTTTACCTCTACGTGATCTTTATGGTGATCAAATACTATAACGTTCTCTACGTCGACAAGGGATGTCTCATCCTTAATATTGAGGTCACATACAAATACTCTATCATAGTTCTTAAAACTGTCGGTTAATTGCCAGTTGAGAATGTCTTGCCTGAAGCTTCTTTCTGTAGTTACCTTATAAGATATCTCATGAGCTGGAAAGGCTTGTCTGAGTAAGAAGACGCATCCAGCCCCATCTAAGTCTGCGTCAGTAAATACGTGTATTTTACCCATATAAACTATTTACTGCTCCTTTTTAAAATCTCAACTTATACAGTCTATAGGCTCATCCTATCGAGCTTATCTGTCATCTCGCCAAAGTCACCATCGTCGTTATTGAGAGTATCATCCTCTGATACGGTAAGAGTACCATAATCAATTCTCATTTCATTCCTACCGAAGTTAGCACCGAAACGATTCTTCATCATATGCAGGTTAATGATATTAAGTTCTTTATCTGTATCACTCTGAGTAATACCAACAATAACATCAGCTGTAGCGGCTAAGCCAATACTCTCACCAATAGTATCAAGAGTCGGTGACTCTGTATCGTAACCTGTACGGTTAAGCTGAGTAGCACTAATAATAGGGCAGTTGAATTTATAACTCAACGCTCTCACTTCTTCAGTAGCACACTTAATACGCTCATATAGATTACTGTTAAGTGAACCTCTCAACAGGTTAATGTAATCCAGTACAATAGCGTCAATCTGAATACCTTTTAATTGAACGGTCTTGACATAGGAGGCAATCTGCTGAGCAGTAATAGTATTAGGAGGAAACTCTTTGATAATAAGTTTACCCATACCTTCCATGCTATCCATACTATGCTTTAACGTAGGTGTTTGAGATCTAAGATCTGCAATAGGTATTTTAGTAATATCGGATGCAAGTCGACAAGCATACATAATTTCACTCATCTCAAGAGATAGTACTAATACGTTCTTACCTTTTCTAGCTAGATTGGTCGCAATATTACCTAGGAAAATACTCTTACCAACGTTCGTCTGGCCCGCAAATACATAAAACGCTCTTCCATTCGCTAAGAAGCCACCATTTAAGTTTTCGTCAAGCCAGTCCCATCCAGAAGATAGTGTCGGTTCATCTACACTCAACTCACGGGCCACCTCATCAATATCACCGAATAGATCAATACCAAGGTCGTCCTTCAACTCGATACTACAGCTCTTTTCAAACTTCTCGAGAATATAACTAGTATCAACCTTACCGTTAGTAATGTCTTCAGCTACATCCATCATTGTATGATAAATAGCTCTTTCCTTAAGGTATCTTTCAGTATTATCTAATAACTCATCTTTATTAAGATTCTTATCTATTTCATCGAAACTACCAGCAACAGTCTTAAGAGCAGCTTTAACATCATCATTGACTAGATATGTCTTTAGTTCAGTGAGAGTCGGAGGCAC